AAAAACACGGGAGACAACAGCTATGATGGGGAGAAACTAGCCTTGCTTGTACATGATGAAAGTGGAAAGTGGGAAAAGCCTGATAATATTTTAAATAACTGGAGGGTAACAAAAACCTGTTTGAGACTTGGTAGTCGTGTTATTGGAAAATGCATGATGGGGTCTACTAGTAATGCTCTTGAAAAAGGAGGCGGTAATTTTAAAAAACTATATTACGATTCTGACACTAGTAACAGAAACTCAAACGGACAGACAAAAAGCGGGCTATACAATCTGTTTATTCCAATGGAATGGAATATGGAAGGGTTTATTGATATGTATGGTCAGCCTGTGCTAGAAACCCCAAAATCACACACAGTCAGTACTTACGGTGATGATATTCACCAAAGCGCATTAGAATATTGGCAAAACGAAGTGGATAGTCTTAAAAGCGATCCTGATGCGTTAAATGAATACTACAGACAATTCCCTAGAACAGAATCCCATGCATTTCGTGATGAATCAAAAAACACCTTGTTCAATCTTACTAGAATATATGAGCAGATAGATTACAATGATTCATTTGCAATTAAAAGCACGATTACTAGAGGAAATTTTCATTGGAGAAATGGGCAGAGAGATACCGAGGTAATATTTAATCCAGAAAGCAAAGGCCGTTTTTTCTTATCCTGGATTCCTAGCGCAAAACTAATGAACAACGTGCAGGTTGTTAATGGTAAAAAATATCCTGGCAATAAACATATAGGATCCTTTGGATGTGACAGTTACGATATATCTGGAACGGTTGGAGGCGGTGGCTCTAAGGGCTCTTTACACGGAATGACTAAGTTTCATATGGAAGACGCTCCTACAAATATGTTTTTTTTAGAATACATATCAAGACCTCAAACGGCAGAAATATTCTATGAAGATGTGCTTATGGCTTTACATTTTTATGGAATGCCAATACTAGTAGAAAATAACAAGCCGAGGCTGTTGTATTATTTAAAAGATCGTGGATACAGAGGATTTTCTATGAATCGCCCAGACAAACACAAAAACATATTGTCTAAAGCAGAACGCGAATTAGGTGGGATTCCTTCGTCACAAGCTGTAATTTCTGTACATGCAGAGCATATTGAAAGCTATATACAACAAAACGTAGGAGTTATTAATGATCAAAATCATTCCGACTTTGGTTCTTGCGGAAATATGTTTTTTAATCGCACATTATTAGATTGGGCTAACTATGATATTAACAATCGTACTCGATTTGATGCTACAGTTAGCTCTGGCTTTGCTATTATGGCTAATCACGCTACACGTGGCAGGGTTGAAGAAAAACGTAATCAAATAAATCTTAACTTTGCAAAATACAGTAACAAAGGTTTTGTTAGTGAAATTATTAAGTAAACATGATAAATAAGCCAAGATTCAATTCGGGTAGTGGTTTTCCTAATCAATTTGTTCCAGACCAAGAGAAGGACACATATGAGTACGGGCTCCGTGTCGGCCTTGCTATTGAATCTGAGTGGTTCTCTAGAGACTACGGCAGCAGTATGTATGGTGAGATACGTTCTGAGTTTTTGAACAGACGTTTATATGCGAGAGGAGAGCAACCAGTAGAAAAATACAAAAACGAACTAGCCGTAAATGGCGATTTGTCGTATCTTAATTTAGATTGGACTCCTGTTCCAATCATTCCAAAGTTTGTAGATGTTGTTGTTAACGGCATATCTAACAGATTGTTAGATGTAAAAGTCGAGGCTGTTGATGATGTATCTGCTTTTAAAAGACAGCAAGACAGGAAGGCAATTCAAGTTGAAATGGATGCTAGACCTGCATTTGATATCATTAAAGAAAGAACTGGCGTAAACCCATACAGCATGCCAGAGGAGATGATACCAGATTCTGAAGAAGAGCTGGATATATACATGAAATTAAATTACAAGCAAAAAATTGAGACTGCTGAGGAAACAGCAATCAAAACGATGCTTGAATTGAATAATTATGATGAAATCAAAAGAAGAGTAGATGAGGACAATGTTGTTTTAGGAATATCTGCTATAAAGCATTCTTTTGATGTTCATGATGGAGTGAAGATTGAGTATGTAGATCCAGTTAATTTTGTATACTCTCCAACAGAAGACCCTAGCTTTAGAGATTGTTATTATTATGGAGAGGTCAAATCTGTGCATGCTACCGAGATTAAAAAAATTAATCCAAATCTATCTCAAGAAGAAATCGAGGAAATAACAAAAATGGCTAGTCGTTTTGATGGATATCGCAGCACACAAAACCTGCAAACCGTTAGTGGATTAGACAAGGCAAATGTTTCTTTGCTATACTTTTGCTACAAGACAGACCGAGAAGTTGTTTACAAAGTCAAGAAAAATGAAAATGGTGGAGAAAAGCCATTAAAAAAAGATTCTTCATTTAATCCTCCTGAAGAACAACAGGAAAGATTTGAGCGTGTTGCTCGTCGTATTGATGTATGGTATGAAGGAGTTCTTGTTTTAGGTACCAATCATCTGTTGCAGTGGGAGCTTATGTCTAATATGGTTCGTCCTAAATCGGCATTTCAAAAAACTATACCTCCGTATATAGTATCTGCCATTAAGATGTCAAAAGGCAATATTGATTCTTTGGTTAAAAGAATGATTCCTTTTGCAGACCAGATACAATTAACGCACCTAAAATTACAACAGGTCGTTAGTAAAATGATTCCTGATGGAGTATTTATTGATGCAGATGGACTCAATAGTGTAGACCTGGGTAACGGAGCCTCATATAATCCATCTGAGGCTTTATCGATGTATTTTCAAACAGGTAGTGTTATTGGTCGTAGCTATACTGAAGACGGCGATTTAAATAGCGCTAGAGTTCCAATTCAAGAACTTACTAGTAGTGGATCAAATGCAAAAATAGCCAGCTTAATTAACATGTATAATTATCAACTTAACATGATAAGAGCTGTTACGGGGATTAATGAAGCTAGGGACGCAAGTACTCCGGATCAATATGCATTGGTTGGTATTCAAAAGTTAGCTGCTTTAAACAGCAATACAGCAACAAGACACATTGTGTTGTCTGGTATTTATATTACTGAGCAATTAGCTGAAGCATTATCATATAGAATATCTGATATTTTACAATATTCAGATTTTTCAATGGATTTTGCAAAAATGATTGGCCGAAACAACTTAGATGCTGTTAGAGATATTATGCAATTGCATCTTCATGACTTTGGCATTTTCATTGAGATTGAGCCCGACGAGGAACAAAAACAAATGCTTGAGCAAAATATTCAGCAATCTATTCAAGCTGGTCAAATTGGATTGGAAGATGCAATTGACATACGCAGTGTAAATAATTTGAATTTAGCGAATAGTTTACTAAAAGTTCGTAAACAAAAGCGTGAAAAGCTAGAGTTGCAAAAACAGCAAAAGACTATTGACATGCAAACTCAAGCTAATGCTCAATCAGCACAATCGGCTTCTCAATCTAGAATGCAAGAACAGCAGATGAAGAATGAGTCTGAATCTCAATTGGAGCAAATGCGAGCTCAACTAGAGATGCAAAAAATGCAAGCCAAAAAAGAAATTGACATGGAGCTGATGAAGATGAAGTACGAATTTGAAATGCGCTTAAAAGAAATTGAGGGCCAAGTAGGTCAGTCTAAAGAAAAATACAAAGAAGACCGTAAAGACGAAAGAACAAAAAAACAAGCGACTCAGCAAAGTAAAATGATTGCCCAGCGCAAAGAAAATTTACCTCCTACTGATTTTGAACAACAAAATAGTCAGGAAGATATTATGGCAAAAATACAGGCTATGATGGGTCAAGGAAACATGTAATATTTTTACATAATTTTGCAATAATAATTTAAATCTAATTCATTATGAGTAATGTAAACGAAGAAGTTGATTTTAAAGTCGACTTATCACAGCCGCCAGCGGCAGAAAAAAGTACTGAACAACAAGAAAATATAGAAGATGGCGCTAAAGAGCAAGAAACTGATGAAGGGGTGTTACTCGATGGCGAACAAGGCCAAGAAGAAGAGCAACAAGCCCAAGCAGAGCCGCAGGAAGTAGGGGAAAAAGACCCTAAGACTGTAGCTCCAAGCAGAGAAGAAATTATAAATCAATTCTTGACTGATAAATATAAAATCAGTGTAGATGATTTAGACAACGTTCTTTCAAATAAGAATACCCCTCAAGAGCTTCCGGAGGAAGTCGAGAAGTATTTGCAATATAAGCAAGAGACTAAACGCGGTCTCAAAGACTTCATTAAAGCAAACGAAGACGTTAGCGAATATGATGAATCAGTTTTATTGCGTGAATATTATCGACAATCAAATCCAGAGCTGGATGAGTCTGATATTAATTATATAATTGAAGACAGGTTTAGTGTTGACGAAAATGTTGATACTGAAAAAGACGCCAAGCGAAAAGCTTTTGAGAAAAAACAAGAATTGCATAAAGCAAAGGAGTATTTCAAGCAGATGCAGGATAAGTACAAAGCCCCACTTGAGTCAAGTAGCGAGGCTCTTCCTGAAGATGTAAGAAAAGCTGTAGAGTTTTACAAGCAATATAATGATGAATCAACTAAGGAGCAAGAAGTTGTTCAAAGTCAAAGAAAAACTTTTGAGCAAAAAACGTCTGAGCTTTTTACTGATGAGTTCGAAGGTTTCGAATTTAATATTGGTGAAAAGTCGCTGCGTTATAAGCCAAAAGATGTGAACGAGGTTGTCAAGGCTCAATCAGACCTTAACAATTTTATTTCACGCTTTGTCGATGACAATGGCTACTTAAAAGATGCGAAACAGTATCATACTGCCTTAAACATGGCAATGAACCCTCAGGCATACGCTAAGTTCTTTTATGAGCAGGGCAAAGCCGACGCGGTAAACGAAGTGGTTAAGGATGGTAAAAATGTAAATATGAATGTTCGTTCTAATGTTGATTCGTCGAAGCCCGGTCTTAAATTCAGAGTCTTGGACGACGGTAATTATGGATCTGGTTTGAAAATTAAAAAACGATAAAAAAATTTTAAAACCTTATTAAGATGGCACAAACTATCACCCTTGGAGGAGCTGGAACCCTTGGCGGATCTACCTCTTTAACTCCTGCACCAACTAAAGGATTGGCTAACACCAACTACCTTTCTAATGCAGATTACACTTTTGCACAACAGTACTTACCAGATTTGTACGAAAAAGAATTTGAGCGTTATGGAAATCGCTCAATCGCTTCTTTCTTGCGTATGGTAGGAGCTGAATTACCTTCTAGCTCAGATCTTATCAAGTGGAGCGAGCAAGGACGTTTGCATATTCAAGCAACAGGAAGCATCACTGACAATAACACCGTTGCTGTTACTGGACACAATTTCCGCGCTAACCAAACTATCATTATCTCTCGTGATTCTGATGGAGTACAGGCGAAGTGTATTATTAGTGACCAGAATCTTGCAACAGACTCTTTTGATGTTTTAACTTTTGCTACTTTGAACCTTTTAGATTCAGCTGTTTTGGCTGATGGAACAGGTCCGTTTGAAGCAGCAGATGCTGTAACTATTTTTGTTTATGGTTCTGAATTCAAAAAAGGAACTTCAGGAATGCAAGGTTCTCTTGAAGCTGATTTCGAATCTAAAGAAAACAATCCAATCATCATTAAAGACCGTTACGAAGTATCTGGTTCTGAAATGGCTCACGTTGGATGGGTTGAAGTAACTACTGAGAATGGTGCTTCTGGATATCTTTGGTACTTGAAGTCTGAGCACGAAACTCGTTTACGTTTCGAAGATTATCTTGAAACTGCAATGGTTGAAGGAGAGCCTGCTGCTGCTGGTTCTGCTGCCGCTACTGCTGGATTCAAAGGAACCAAAGGTCTTTTCTACGATGTAGAAAACAATGGTAACGTTGCTACTGGTATCTTTACTGACCGTGACGATCTTGAAGCTATGGCTAAAGTTCTTGACAAAGAAGGAGCTATTCAAGAAAACGTAATGTTCGTAAACCGTGCAACTAGCTTTGAGCTTGACCGAGTACTTGCTTCACAAAACAACGCATCAGCTTCTGACAGCTCTTACGGTTTGTTTGACAATGATGAGGACATGGCTCTTAACCTTGGATTCACTGGATTCCGTATCGGATATGACTTCTACAAGTCTGACTGGAAATACTTAAACGATGCTACTACTCGTGGTAACATTGGTGGTATTGATGGAATTATGGTTCCTGCTGGTTCTACAACAGTATATGACCAAGTATTAGGTGAAAACGCAAAACGTCCGTTCTTACACGTTCGTTACCGTGTTTC